CTTATTACTGCTTTCTCACAGTATGCTGGAATTATACCAGACACTAATGATTCAGGGACTGGGCAAGAATACATATCACTAAACAGTACAGTACGCAAATATCAAAACATGCTTGTTAGTTCGATGTCTGATAACTATAATACTATTAATGGTGTTATAGAAATTAACTCTCCTACTTTTGATGCACTGACGAGTTCTATCGTCGGGGTTTCTGAGGCATACGGAGCTGTGGATATGAGCAATAACGTAGAAACAATGGACGCTGATCTTTGGTTTAGAGATTCAGGATCAGACATTTATATGAATTCCGGATATGTTGATTCCGGATACGTAACTTAACTAAGAGGTTAACAAATGGCAATAACACTCAGAACCGCTAAAGGATCGGCATTAACTCACTCTGAGCTGGATGCCAACTTTACAACTTTAGACTCAGCAAGCAATAGACCTTTAAATTACTTTGCTGGAGATTCAGATATTGATTTTGGGTCTCATAAAATATTATATTCCAACAACTATGCTACGACTGGTGATTTACCAGCAGCTTCTACGTATCATGGTATGTTTGCTCATGTGCACGCAGAAGGCCGTGGTTATTTTGCTCATGGTGGTAGCTGGATTGGAATGGCAAACCAATCAGAACTCACATCTGGAGGCATTGCACTCACTGACTTGAGCGTAAGTTCAAACGCTGCTGGAACAGCAGCATTAAGCTATAATAATAGTAGTGGTGCATTTTCATACACACCCCCAGACTTGAGTTCTTATTATGATTCGGCCACTTTCCATACTAAGTTAACCACTAACTATTCATTAGGAGGTGGCAGTGGCTTAGCTGATGTAGTAGATGATACAACTCCACAACTTGGTGGTGACTTAGATGTAAATGGTAAAACAATTGCACATACATTTACACTAGGTGCTAACGGATCTTCAGATTATACATTCTCAGATGCAGGAAACATATGGTTTCCAACTACAGAAAATGATCCAGTGTTATATCTTCGTAGAGGTGAACAGTATATATTTGTAAACAGTTCAGGTGGTAGCCATCCATTTCAAATTAGAGTAAGTAATGGTGGCTCTGCATATAGTACTGGTGTAACTAATAATGGTGCTAGTAGCGGTAACATAATTTTCAAGGTTCCTATGTCTGCCCCAGCAACATTGTATTATCAATGCACAGCGCATTCAGGCATGGGCAACACAATAAACATCGTATAAATAAGTATAAATACACTAAAGATAATTCAAAGGAATTAGTATGGCGCGGCAAAATATTGGTATTGGCAGTGTAGCTGATGATGGAACTGGTGACACACTCAGAACCGCTGGCACGAAAATAAATCAAAACTTCCAAGAAATATATGGAAGATTTGGAGACAGCACAGCTATCTCTGATAAAATTACTATTGATTCTTTTGGTATTATATTTGAAGGAAACGCGGCAGATTCATTCGAGACAATTCTTTCTTTGAATGAGCCAACAGCAGACAGGATGGTGTATATTCCAAACGCAAACGGAACCATCATAACTGATTCTGCGACTCAGACTCTAACAAACAAAACTATCTCAAGCCCAAATTTATATGATCCTAAACTAGTAGATTCAAATCTCAATTCTTTTATAATGAGAGCTGGTAACATAGCTGCAGACATAAATGTTAATTTTCCTGTGTTGGGAGATTCTGATACTCTTGTTTTTGAAGCTCACAACCAGACTCTTACAAATAAAACTCTTACAGCGCCAACAATTGCATCTCCTAAAATAACAACTGCAGTGGAAGACGCAGCCGGCGCTGAAATAATTAAGTTGGATGCAACAACATCAGCTGTAAATGAAATTACAGTCAAGAATAATACTGCTGGTCTCGATCCTTTAATTTCAGCTTCTGGAAACGATACTAATCTCAATTTGAATTTAGCTGGTAAAGGGTCTGGGGCAGTCGAATTAGCTAAAGTAGCTTATACAGTAATCACACAGGTCGCTGGTGGGGCTGTGTCAGCAAACCACTCATATATTATATTCAACAATGGTTCTCCATTCTCAGCCTCTTTGGCGGATGGTTCAGTGATAGGTGAAATAAAAATATTTACAAATAAAGGAGCCGGAGCTGTTACTGTACAGCCTGCCAATTACGCGCAAGGATCCTTCTTTCAACTTGCCCAATATGATGGATGCCAAGCAGTTTGGGATGGTACAAACTGGTATGTGGTTGGCAACCAAGGTGAATTAACGGTAGCATAGGAACAAGACATGGTCGCAATAATTACAGACGCTTTTAAAAGACAGCTTATTGATCAGCTAACGGATGATGTCGACAGTACTTCTGTTGCCTATTATCTTGGCATTGGTAGATCACAAGATTGGGACAGTACAGATACTCCTCCTAATCCAACTAACAGTTTGAGAGAAATAAGAAACTATAAGCTGAATCAACAGTCAATGAAATTGGGCGAAGATATTTCTTTTGTAATTCCTCGCTACAACTGGACTTCTGGTACAACGTATTCAGCATATGACGATGGTGTGTCAGGATATCCATCCAACTCTTATTATGTTATGACGGACGAGCTTCAAGTATACATTTGTCTGCAGCAAGGGAAAAACACTTCTGGAATAGCGGTTCCGTCTACCATTCAGCCAGCTGGTGTTCTTTTAGACCCACAAACAACGGCAGATGGTTATGTGTGGCGGTACTTGTATTCTGTAAGTGCGGGCCGCTCACAAAAGTTTCAGTCAGCTAACTATCAACCAGTAGAATTTATCAAAACCACAGCGACTGGACTAACAGCTCAGCAATCAGAACAAAGAAACACTCAGTATTCTTCTATCCGAGGTGAGATAACAGGAATTGAAATGACAAATGGTGGTACAGGATATACCTCTACACCTCTTGTTACTATCACAGGACGGCAGGCTACCTATGACGGTGTCCCTCCAAAAACAGCTGCAGCGACCGCTACAATGTCAGCTGGGGCTATTGTTAAAATTGAAATGAATGATAGCTCGTTTTTAGGTGTCGACGGGAAAGCATATGGTAGAGGTTACCAAGCAGCATCTGTATCAATAACAGGTGGTGGTGGTTCTGGTGCAACAGCTAGAGCTGTCCTAGCGCCAGGCGCAGGTATTGGTGGTGATCCTCGAGACGATCTCAGGTCTACTGCTATTATGTTTAACTCCAAATTTTCAGGCACAGAGGGCAACACCTTTGTAACAGGTAATGATTTTAGACAGGTAGCTATCATTAGAAATCCACGAACTGGTCCTGATTCCGACTCACCGTTGTTTCAAGGAAACGCCGCTAACACATTATCCAGTTTAAAGTTTACATCCATAGGAACTTCTTTCACTAAAGATAAGACTATCTTGGGAGCGACCTCAGGAGCGGTGGGTCTTATTGACAGAACAGATTCAAACAGAGTTTATTTTCACCAAGATGAAGTAACAGGGTTCCTTCCTTTCGCTGAAGGCGAGGCAGTAAATGAAATAGATGGTAGTGGTGTAGGCACTTTGGATTCAGCTTCAGCGGATGGTGATACGAGAGCGTTTGATAGTGCTGAAGTTGATATCATGTCAGGTGATATTTTGTATATAGATAATAGAGCTGCTGTTACTAGGGCAGGTGATCAAAACGAAGATGTTAAAGTAATTATACAACTCTAAGAAGGTAAGACATGACAACGAAATATACAACAGACCTCTTTAGCACTACGTATAAAGATGACTTTAACGATAGTGATAACTATCACAGAGTCCTTTTCAATTCTGGTCGTGCCTTGCAAGCTCGAGAGCTTACGCAAATGCAAACAATCATCCAAAGGGAGATTGAGCGTTTTGGACGGAATGTGTTTAAAGAAGGTGCTTCTGTTAATCCAGGTGGTCAAGTCTTAAATACAAGATACGAGTTTATTAAATTAGACACTTCCACATACTCTCTTCCAACAGCTGTTAACACACTTGCTCTGATGATTGGAGATACATTTACGGGGCAAACTTCTGGTATTAAAGCTAAGATTATTGAGATCGTTCCAGCAACAGCTAGCGATCCTGCTACTCTATATGTTTCTTATATAGACACTTTGGGTGGTACTTCAGGTGATACACCGATTCGTATGACACCAGGCGAAACTATAATTGGTACAGCTGCAAACTCTGTGGCTTTGGCTGTACAAACTACAGACATCTCTACAAACCGTCCGACAGGAAAAGGTTGTAAGATATCTGTAAACCAAGGGACATTCTTCGTTCAAGGTCACTTTGTCCATGTTGCCCCTCAGGGTAGAATATTGGGGAAGTATACTCACACTCCTACCGCGACAGTTGGATTCAAAGTTTCTCAAGATGTTGTATCTGCAAGTGATTTCCAAGCCTTATATGATAACCAAGGCGCAGCACCAAATACCTCAGCTCCTGGTGCAGATAGATATAGAATTAGGTTAACACTAGCTACTGAAGATGAAATTGCCTCTGATGAAAACTTCATATACTTTTGTCGTGTAATCAACGGAGTTGTTTTTGATGTAGTGGGTGGTATCGATTCTTATAATAAAATTGAAGAAAATCTTGCCAGACGCACAAAAGAAATTCAAGGCAACTTCTTTGCAAAACCTTTTACAGTTAACTACGAACCTGATTCCTCCACAACACATTTACAAGCTGTTGTCTCACCTGGTACAGCGTATGTCAATGGTTATAGAGCCAACACTAGCTTTCCTACAAGACTTCGCATTCCTCGCGCGCAGGAAACTCTAGCGCTTGAAAATGACGTATCTGCTGCAGAATATGGCAACTATGTAAGAGTTTTGAACAAAAAGGGTCAGCCTGATATATCAACCTTCCCCAGGCAGAATCTACAAGATGCAGTCACATTTGGTGGTAGTACTATTGGTACCGCCCGCGTAAGAGCTATGGAAGAAGATGGTAACGGCTGGCGTTATTACTTATTTGATATAGAAATGAATGCGGGTTCATCTTTCTCTCAAGTAAAGTCAATTGGTCTTTCTGCTACACAACATGCAGATCTGACAGACGTGTTGGGTCAAACTAACGGGGTACCTGCCGTCTATGAAGGGCAACATAATAACCTACTGTTTGATTTGAAATATCCTCGACACAGATCACTATCAGATATCTCTTTAGCAGTACAACGGCGCTTTGCAACAACAACAGATGCTAGCGGGAACTTAACTATTACTTTATCAGCTGCTGGCGAAACTTTTCTCAGCACTAGTGAGTGGATCGTGACTAAGAACTCTGATGGTTCGGTTATGTCACCTACAATTTCGGGAGCAGGGACTCAGTCAGCTGTACTCACTTTTGGAGGATCACACGCAAGTTCTCAGATGACGATTATGGCAAAAGTAAATAAAGCCAATGGATCGTTGAGAACTAAAACTCTGACAGAACTAACTGTACTAAAGCCTTTCGAGTCAGATGGCTCAGGTACAAAGTTTGTTAGTCTCGGGCGGCCAGACTTATATTCTATCGATAGTATTAGAGATTCAGCTGCTGATGTTGGTACAGACATGTTCTCTAGCTTCATTGTAGATAATGGACAACGAGACAACTACTATGGCAATGCTAGATTGATATTGAAGGGTGATAAAGCTGCGCCACCTAGTGGTAAAGTATATGCCAAATTCAAACACTTTACACATGGTGGAGCCGGAGACTTCTTCTCAGCTCAATCTTATGTTGGTCAAGTAGATTATGGTGAAATTCCTAGTCACACATTGAATGATGGTGGGATTGTTTCTCTGAGAGATGTTATTGACTTTAGACCAAGACAAGCTGATAGCGATTCCAACTATGTTGGTGGTATCATTAACGAGCTACCAGACAACACAGATATTATCCAAGCAGATGTAAATTATTATCTTCCACGATTAGATCGTATTGTAATTGACCAAGATGGTATTATTAGGAACATTGAAGGCAACCCAGAAGTTGATCCTAAGTTCCCTAAAATTTCTAATAATGAAATGATAATTGCAGACACAAGGTTGAACGCATTTACAATCAACGATTCAGATGTGGACCTAGCTCACGCAGAAACTAAAATGTTCTCAATGAAGGACATTGGGACATTAGAGACTAAGATTGACCAACTGTATGACATAACAACTATGTCTCTATTAGAACAAAATCTGTCTAATCTGAACTCATTAGATTCCACAGGTAACGATAGAACAAAAGCTGGTTTCTTGGTGGATAACTTTAAGACTCAACAGTCCTCTGATATCAACAATGTTGAATATAGAGCTGCAATTGACCCACAAAACAATGAACTGCGCCCTCAGCCTGAAGAGGAAGCTATTAGGTTACTTTATGATTCGGATTTATCATCTGGTACATTGCTAAGAGGTGATAACGTCTATAGTAATTATGTTGACTCCGCTTGGATAACCCAGCTTCAAGTATCAGGTACAGAAAACATCAACCCATTTGCAGTGATTACGCACATGGGGCATGTAGAACTTTCGCCAGCATCGGATGAATGGAGAGAGACCAGATACACAGCAGCTAATGTTGTGGGTGGAGGCACAACCAACAGATTCTCAGGTAATCAAGCAACTTTATTTAACTCGTCTCAGTGGAACTGGGCTGGAACCGAAGTTGGTGCTTCTAGATCGACTGTGATTGGATCCTCTTCTAACACAAGCACTAGTTCAAGTTCTACTACTAGTACTGGGACAGGTTCTGCAGGGAACTGGAGAGCGACAGCTACTTTAACTCGCACCACTTCTTTTGAAACTACAACTAGTAGTGTCACCTCTGCCACAGCTAGAGTTGATTCCTTCTCTACTATCAGAAGCGTTGTTGGTGATAGAGTTGTTGATGTGGCTTTGATTCCTTTCATGCGGTCCAGAACTGTGAGCTTCAAGGCTCAGGGTCTTAAACCAAGAACGAGGGTGTTTCCATTCTTTGATGGTGTTCGTATGGACGATTGGGTCCGTGCAACCACGTTTGCCCGCGTTGCAGGTAGAAACAACGAGTTGGGAAATACAGTTGATAGAGCAACG